GGATGAGCAGAACCACCATCCACTAAATCAACAACAGCATTACAAGCTGCATTTCTTGTTGCAGTAGGAAGTGTAACAGCCATACAATAAAACTCCTTTATTTAAAATGGTTATTTAGTTTACTTGAGCAACTGGTCCACCAGCAAATTCAAAACCCCATACAATATTACCAATAATAGTAGTATTAGCAGTGCAAGATACTGTCAAATTAGCTTTTGATTTACCATAACGAGTATATGAAAAATCAATATCAATATCTCCAGCACCAGTTAGTGTTGTAATATAAATAGTTTCAGAACCTATTTTAAAAGTCACAGTGGCAGCAGCACCAACTCTAACATTAATTCCAAATATATGTAATATAACATCGTCTTCAAGTTTATAACCTGCCACAGAGTTCATTACAGTTACACCAGGTTCAATTAACTTTTGGTCAGTTATAATACCACTGGTACTAACTGCCAAATTATTTCTTCCAATCTTTTCCTCATCCATTTTAAACTCCTTTTCTATGTACTAATAATATAATGTAATACAATTAAATATAAAATATTACTTTTTAGTTCCTAATTCAGATAATTTATTCACTATTTCTTTTGTTACATGATATCTAAAAGCATAATCATCTTTAATTTGTTGTTTAGTCATTTTTACATTATCCCATATTTTTAAACCTAATCTATCATGAAACTCCTTCAAATCTTTTAACATTAATTTATTCAAATCTTCAAATAATTTAGTTTTTGTTTCCTTTTCCTTTTCAGCTGTAACATTTTTACCAATTGGTTTATCTTTATTCTTTGATAAATTTATTTCAACACACACTTGGTTCTTAAAAGGAATACCAAATGTCTTAGTAACTTCAGCATGCATTAAAATAAATATACCAGTGTTCTTAGCATCTTCTAAACATTTATCACAAACTATGCCATTCTTACCAACATTATTCTTACATCTTGTTTTAAAAGGTTTTGTCTTATCCTTAACTCTCATGCAATGAAATAAAGGCATAATCACTCCTTGTGTAGCTGGTTATTTTGCATTCATCATAGTTATATTATTTTCAACAACCTCTTTAGGGTTAACAGTAATTATTTCATGTTTCTCAGTTAAACACTTAGGTAATGTGCCATTAAATTCAGCAGCAGTTGTTCCATCTGGATGAGTACAACTTGTAGGTTGACCAGGTTTCCAATCTGAATAATTATCTCTCACATTAATTTCTATACCACGGTTAGCATAATATTTAATTTTACCAAGTATATGAATATTACTTCTACAATATCCTAAATGATAAAACATTCTTTGCAAAATCTTTATAGATTTATATTTAGGTTCCTTTATAGGTTCACCATCTTTATCAACAAAATAATTGAACCCTCTTTTTTCTTCTGGATGTCTAAAACTATTATTCCATCTCCACATCCTTGGAACAATAGACTCCCATTGACCACCTATAGCAACTGTTTTCAAATCTTTCCAGAAATTCCAAAATTTAACATGCATCACCACCAATTTTGGGTCATATAAAAATATTCTTCTACAAAATTCAATATCTGATTCTTTCCATATTTCATCTGCATCCACTTTCATATATAAATCTGTCTTAACTCTTTTAGCAATTTCATTCTGCATTTCATTTTTATCTTTCCAAATTTTCTTACCAACAGTTTCAGCAGTAACTAATACAATTTTATTTAAAGGGTCATTAAAGGTTTTAATTACATTTAAAGTAGTATCTACAGAATGACCATTAGAAACTAAATGAGGATTATTGTGAGCATATTCATTAATAGCACCTTCAACAACTATTATTTGTTCAACTGAATCATATATAGATTTTAAACATATATCTAAAGTATCTTCACCATTTAAAACTATTATACCAGCTGTAATAGTAGGGAATGAACCACCATAAAATATCTTTCTGGCATTATTCTTTATCTTTGAAGGCAAACAAGGTATGTTACTATCTAAATTAAACATAGCTTTATACCCTGCTTCACCTTGTTTCACACGTTCTTCAGGGTTTAAAAGTAGTTTCCCGATAGTACGGCCTAATTTTTTAATATCGCCTGTAGGAACATAGTTTACATAATCTCCATAGATACTTCTTGTAATAGGAATATCATAACAAACAACTGGTTTCTTACAATATAATGCTTCAGCTGGAGGCATCCCAAATCCTTCAAACTTTGTAGGAATAACCAGCATTTTTGCTCTTTTGATTAAATAGTATTTTTCACAATCATTTATTCCAGCATAAAACTTTACATTAACTCCTGCAACTCTTGCTTTATCCCTTATCCTATTTCTAAATGCTTCATTATGTGAACCAATAAAATTAATTGTTGGTCTTATTTCTTCTTCAATAAAACCAATAGCCTTAACTACATCATCAGGATTTTTATATTCAAGCATTCTACCAATAAATACTATTTCATTTTGTTCTTCTGCCTCAACCTTATCAGCTGCAAATGTATTTATCGGTGGAGAAAAATCATTAAACTTTCCAGTGAAACCAATTAACCATTCTTTACAATATTGCATAGTTGTACCAGGATGACAAAGTATTCCATCACAATATTGCATTATACAATGTTTGTATTCTTTCCAATATTCTTCAGTTGCATCTTGACCACCACGAAATTTCATAGTATAATTAGGAGTTTCAAATAACATAGCATAACATGGTAAATGAAATTTCTCAGCATATGAGAATGCTTCATATATTCTTGGAGTTGCTATAACTATATCAATATTATTTTCTTTATTCTTTAACAACCAATTTGTTCTAACACAATCTTCGTCTGCTATATATTCAACTCTATCTTCTACATCAATATGTTTTAAATCAGCTATGTATGGTGGTTTCATATCAGTCACAATTGTTACCTTGTGACCCATACTTGCCAATACATATGCATTTAATAATATGCTAACTCTACCACCACTATAATGCTTCACATTATTCATCCATATACCAAAATGAAGCATTTTATGGCCAGCTGGCTTAGTAGAACTTTTAGTTTGATGACCATCTTTAAATACATTTGGTAATGGCCCTTTTGCAACTTCTAATATACGATACAAATCACTCATTACCATATCATTCAAATCAGTATTGTGTATTCTAACAGTTATACCATTATCTTCTCTTGCAACAAAAGATGCTTTACCAAAATTTAAAATTCTTTCACCAAATTTATTACTTTGTAAAAATTGTTCATCAGTTTTTTGTGATACAACATTTCTTCTATTGATTTGACTCGGTGATAAATTTCTTCTTCTCATCTCTCTTTCTGAATCAAGGCTGGTTTGACTTGGCAACATTTATATACCTTTCATTTGAAATTAGGATGTTTACTAATCCATGCTGCAGCAGATTTTTTAGTCCATCCTGGTTTTGGAAATAACAATACTTGCACAGTAGTTGTAGTTTTACCTTTAGGTCTGGCTATTCTTGCTACAATTTTTGGGTCATCTTTTTTAATAGTTATTGTAGCATAACTATTAGGTTGAAACATAGAGGGGTCATGAACTCTATAATGGATATAATCATCTTTTTCATCCCATGGTTGAGCAACTGCTTTACTTAATCCACCTAATTCAACAATTAATTCAAGTGCTTCTTTCATATCAACTTTCTTACCCATACCTTCACCACTGTAACCAGCAGAAAATATTGCAGCAGCTTGAGCAGCAGCCTTTTTTCTGGCACCTGGGCCAGTATAACATTTTCCACTATTCCCCCATTTAAAACCACTTTTACCATTTACTGAACATACACGTATTGGCATTTTTAATTCTCCTTTACATTAAAATAGAAAGGAAGGCAAGTGATACCTTCCTTCCCCACACTAACCATCAAATTAACAATTAAGAAGCAGAAGGCTGCTGGAGTCCAATCATCAGCAGAACTGCTGCATCATATTCAACTTCCATAGCAACACGTTCAGAAATTGCCCAAAGAGTACTGTCATTCTTCACAACAATATCTTCGGCAAACTTCACGCGTCTACGGTCACCGATAACAACATTCTGAACATGAGTGGAAACAGCTTTTCCAAGTGTGACATAATCAGAATTAAGAATCCGCCATTTTCCGAATATACGACCAATTTCGCCATTCAGAATAGTGGCATTTGGGCCGTACTTATCCAGCGTGAGAAGATTTTCATCTCTCATAAGCTGGTTGCAAGACCACGGGTTGCAGAAAGATACCAAGTCACTAAAAGCCTTAGCATACAGACCCAAACGGTAAATTGCTTCACCGAATACGTCCACAGTGGCTGGGCCATTAACAACCTGATGCGTTCCAGACTCACGTCCAATAGTGATAAGACCATCAAACGCAAGGCGTGCATCCCTATAATACCAACGGCTATCTGTCACCAGAGATTTATTGGTAGTGGTCGGGGAATGAGCAACATCACCCTGTAGGAAAGCCTTTTCTTCAGTATTGCCCATACCACGTGCAAATAGATTGCGAATCATGGTACGCATATCAACAACACCATCTTCAAAGGTTTCCTCTGAGATTTCTAACCAGGCAAAAAGTTTCTTAGCAGTCATCGTCAGCTGTGTAGCTGTGAAGGTTGTCTCTTCACCAGCAGTAGCTTCAGAAGGCTGATAATACACTTCAGTGCCGGTCAACAGTTTCGGAACAGTGCGAGTTGCATTGGCCATCGGAATAACACGAAAGATGTTACGGAAATAATTGTTTTCAGTCACAATGTCTATAAAAGTTGCAGTCAACGGTTCATCAAGAAATGGGTGGGCTGCATCGCCACTACCACCAATAGTGATAGCCTTAGCAAGCAACCTCTTCAAAGACTGTATATCTCTTACTTTCAATTTCATATCTTTCTCCAAAATATTCAGTTTAAGTGTTCTTGTAGTGCAACATTACTGTTGTCTTGGGTGAGAAATTTATTTTACAAATCCCTCTGGTGTTACCCAGAGGGATGCATTCACATTATATCAAAATTATTCATTATCATCTTCATCATTATCAGCATCTTTATTGGACGGATGCTTTGCACTCAACATATCACCAAGTGCCTTATCCAGATTAAATCTCTTTGTGCGAGCTTCTTTGCTCAAAGGATTTCCAGCCTTGTCAGTTTTTTCTACACCAGCATCATCAAGAAGCTGGTCGGTAATTTCCTGAACATCATCATCAGAAATAGCTTTCTCAAGGTCTGCAGCAGAATCTTTACCTTTGCCCTTGGGTTTGCCAGTTTCCTTAGCAGTCTTTTCCAAGATACCCATAATGGTATCTTCAATCATCTTCTGGAACTCTGCTTTTGTGCCAGGAACAGCAACCTTATCATCTTCTTTACCAAGAGCTTTATTGATAACAGCTGTCAGATTGGTCTCAATGCTCTTCTGCATTTCAGCTGTGAGTTCCTCAACCGTTTTCGGTTTCTGAAAACCAGTTGCAGCAAGGTCAGCAAGAGTCTGAATCTGTTTGGTAAGAGACTGAATGGCCGTTTCAACTGACGCAATACGTGTATCAGGAGTTGTACCGGCAGCAGGTGCCGCCTGACCAAGAGAGTCAGAGACTGCCTTGGATAGAATTGACGCAATTTCTTCTTTCTTCAACTGCATAGTGTTTATTCCTCTACATCAATTGTGGATAATATATTAGTAATTTTTGCGCTCACATCCTCTATAACATTTTTAAGGATTTTCTTTTTCTCATCTATACCAACATTTAATTTACTTACTGAATTGACATTTTTAAAGAAAGGAGTCAATTCGGTTGTCAGACTTTCCATCATTTTAGTCATATCATCAATACTATCAAGAGTATTAGACAAAGTTGCCAACTCATTCATCTGTTTACTCAATCCCACAATTTGTAGGTGAGTGACCAAATGATTCAACACACACTCCGGTGCTTTCTCTTTAACAGCCTTACCATAAGACTGAATCAAAAGCCCTTTGTGTAAAAATAGTTCAACACCAGAAATAAAATGATGAGCATAATCTTTGAAACATTCATGGGTTTTATGATTTATCGGAAATGCCGTTTCAGGCAGATTAGATTTTTCAAGGTTGTCAACATCAGGTTCATCTTTATGTAGTCTTGAGTTGTGTTTAAACTCATACATTTTATCTGTATCCTTTTTATCAGTAGATGAATCCAAACTCTTTGCAATGGCTTCTGCAAAGGTTTCAGGATTGGCAGGTTGATTAGTAAGTAGTACATGGAATAATTCACCATCATCTAAAACAAGAACTTCCTTTTTCAATCCTTCATTAAATTCTCTAAAGGCTTTAGTAATACGTCCACCAACAGAAAAACCATATTTTACACCATCATTCATTTGACCAAGTATTTTAGAAACATTTGCATTAGTTTCTTCTTTAACCAATTTTGCTTCAATTTCAAAGGTATTATCATCCCCTGCTGATTTAGTAATTACACCAATTGTTCTATCAACATCTTGCGGATTATGGGTAGAACAAAATAGTGGTAAGTCAACAGCGGTTTCTTTCATCTTTTTAATAAAATTCTTGGAAAGTCTTTCACCTTCCCTATCTATACCAGTTGTTGCAGCAGCACCAGTCAAAAATTTACGTTTTTCTGTACCACCGGCAGTTCCAACCGTAGCAGCATCCTTATCTAACACAAATCTTGAGCTACCTTGTGCATCTTTGCTCAAAAGTTTCAGCGGTATGAATGCCTCAAATTTTTGATTAACAGTTTTTTCTTCCACTATTATGCCTCCACTTTTAATGTAATGGTTTATTGCGTTTTGGATTATCTCTTTAGTTTTATCATTCTTATAAACCCATACACCATCTTTATAAAAACAATATTTTTTAATAAACTTCCAAGTAGTGTCTTTGTCGAAATTATTATTAATATAATTTAAAACAAATATTTTTCCTATACCTGATTTAAATTTCTTTTCTTCATCAATAGTCCATACATATTTATTACTATGATTTACTTTCTTAATGAAACAACAATTAGGTAGTATTTCTTTGATAACTTTTTCAACTAATAAATCTTCATCAATATTTTTGCTCAATAGATAGGATATAGCCTTTACCATTACTAAAGCAACATCAAAATTTTCTTGGTCAAATATAGATTTTAAAAAAGTTGATAATTTTCTTTTACGTGCTCTATCTTTGGTTGCATCAAATTGCATTGCAGCATAATAACATTTAGAGAAACTATCAAAATTATTTATAACAAACTTTTTCCAATTATCATTACATTCTTTATAAAGATGAAATATTAAATAATCCCTAATCTGGATAAATCCATATTTCTTGGGATTGACTCCATTTACAATTTGAAATTTTACCTGTTGGTCAGTATATTCTTCCATGATAAGTCAAATCCCTTTGCTATGGAATGCATCCCATTAAAGGATGATTGAAATACATATGTCTTATTCAATATTTTTTCTCTATCACCAATCATTTTTGTTAATACATCTTTAATCTCTGATGGTTCCATTTTTTCTAATCCAGTTGGTATCTTAAAATTCTTAAACATATAATTTTTCATCAGCATTCTATAATTATCTGCACTATTTTCATACAATGCCGAATATCTATTTGTTAAACCTTCTTCTTTAGCAACAGGTTTCTTTACTGTAGATTGACCAGGTTCTTCAATAACTGTACCATCTCCTATGTTACCATCTCCACCAACATTATTATCAACTGGTGCTTTCATTCCACCTTTTAAATTGGCTTCAATTTTAGATTTCTGCCAATCCATAAGTACACTTAAAGGAGAATAATTCAAAGGAACAAAAGGTTCATCTCCCCAAGGTACTGGAGGCATTTGTAAATTGCGTCTAACCTGATTAATGGTTATAACACCTTTCTCTAAATATTTTTCATCAATCTCTGCTTGTTTCTTTTCATCATCTATATCAAGATTAACAGATGTAAGATAAATATCATCATAACCAAAATTTTGTTCACTCCATATAAGTGTAGAATTAATAGCATTTGTCAATACATTCACATAAGGTATTATACCATTACGTTTAAATTGTTCAGATTGAAGTTCTGAATTCAATTTACCAGTTGTATCAGTTATAACTCCCAAAACAAATGGTTGCATTCCATATACAGCCATTATTCTACTCAATAGTAAATTTGCCCAACTGGAAAATTCCATATCCTTTTGGGTTATTCTCATCTCCTGCAATTTCACAGTTCCTTTTTCAGAACCCATAAATACAGGTAAATGAGGTTTCCCTTGATGTTGCTCAAGATACCACTTCTTTGCTCTTTCCAAAGCATTAGTACCTTTCCCAAAACCAAGGTTCTCAAATATAAATGCTAAATTTGGCATAGCATTATTCTCAAAAAATTTCAAATTATATACCATTGCTTCAATATCACCCATGATAGAAACAGCAACTGTCTCTATAGGTGATAGGCCATTAGCATAACCTGCTCTGCGGTTTTTGATAAAATTTATAAACTCAAATTTACCCCAAGCACTTATCTTAGAATTTCCTCTCATCTGCAAAAATGCTTCAGTTTCAGGAAGTGTACCATCTTTGTTAGGATTTACATATAATTCTTCACCAGTTATGTTAGCATAAAGCGCAAATGGCTTTCTCTTATTCAACATATTCACACCTTTAATAATCTGCATACCAGCTTCATCATATATTGCCAAATCTTTTACCATCTTCTTTTTAAGTGAACTAAAACTTTCATTATCATCATTAGGTCTCAGCAAAAGATTCATTACATCTTCCATTCTTCTTTTAGTTGCATCACTTATTTCAGATTCAACTGTTCCAGCCTTAGTTTCTAATGGCATAGGAAACAAATCAAATTGGTCAACTCTTTCAGTAGTAGTGTCAACAATTGCTCTAATCCAATCATTTATACGATATGCATCAGTCATAAAATCTTTAGTTACTTGAAAATTAAAAGTATCATCTAATGCATTACCATCCATACCCTTGTGTGGGTCTTTCATAAAATCACTATACCGTAATTTACTTTTCAATTCTTTTTCAAAACGCATTTTTGAAGTACCAATCATTTTTACCCTTCTTTCTTAGGTGTAGGTAAATTCACTTGTATAACAATTCCTAAAATACAGACAATTGTAGCTCCACCAATTTTAAAAATCAATTGTGTTAAATCATAGTTATCAGCATTAACTATAATATACAAAATATACATTAAAGAAAAAAGTATCATCATAAATATAGCATCTACAAATATCACAAAAATAAACTCTTCAAATTTTTGGATAAATTTTACCCATGTATCAACTGTAATCAAATTTATAAAAAATATTTGTACTTCTCTTAATCTATTTTTCAACTTTTCCTTTTTCAATTCTTTAGTAACTTGTCTATTTGTTTCAGACAAATCTTCAATGTGTCTCATTTTATTCACCATTTTATCCATAGTATCTTTTGGTGACACATCTCTATTAGATGGCAGCTTGATAGGTTTATCTTTTTCAATTGCAGCATCTATTTCATCATTTATATCAATTTCTTTTTTATCCAAAGACAATACTTCCGCCATCTACCAACTCCTTAGTTAAAGTGGTTAATACACCAGCTGCTCCATCAGCAATATCTTTACTACCATGTTCAACACCTTCCATTTGAAATCTTTTTACAGATATTTCAGGATGGTCTACTTTAGCACCTGTGTCGATTAATTCTTCAAGTTCTCTTTCCAAAACTTCATTTGCATAAAATTTAGCAATACCTTGTTGCATATAATCTTTTAATGTATGAAATGGTGCTTTACTTTTATCCATAGATAATTGCTCAGCTTCTATACCACTTCTATTAAATTCTTGTAAAGTTTCTTCACTGCCCCATCTATCAAGAGTTACTTTTAATAATCCAAATTTTCTTTTTTCCTGCAAATCTATTACAAATTTTCTTATATCAGCAATACGTGCTTCTTGTTGTGCTTGTGTACATATAATCTGTACAGCTAAATCAAAAACTACACCAACTCTTAACTGACCTTGAAATTCACTCAAATCTAAATTATATTGTTGTTTATAAAATTCAATCCATGCTGCATCATAAGTTACTCTCATCTGTTGAAGATGTCCAAGAACTAATCCTATAGCATCTCCACCTTTCCATACTTGACCTTTAGCTAAGTCTATATGAGCAGTATAGTAGTATTCATCATTACCTTTAAACCATGGTTCCAAAATATAATCTACACCACGTGAAATATCTTTAATAATATTTTCTCCACCAACAATAGGATTAATAGTGAACTTTCTTTGCACATCTATACAATTCTTGATAACAAATATATTGCTAAACAATCTATCTGTTTCAATTTTTGGGTCTTTACATTCATACATCATAGCAGCAAGTTCTGGGTCACTTATATAATCGGATGCAAATTGTTTTCTTAATTCACTTTCTTTCTTATCAGTTCTAACTTCATATACAGAATACTTCCTAACAAACTTCTTTGCATCTTTCTCATTTTTTCTTACCAACATACTCATAGCACAATTTGTTCCATACTTATATGAAATACAAACTAATTTACCATATTGTGTACTTCTTCTAACAGATGTACCTAAAGATTTATATTGACCAATCATCTTACTACCTTCAACATTTTTAGCACCAAATACCTTATCCGGTTTTAATGCACCTATCTCATCCATAACTGCTAATACAATGGTTAATCCTTCAGCAGTAAATCTATCAGAAGTTAAAGAGTGGCAAGTAATGCCTCTGCCAAATTCAATTTGTTTAACTTTTATATCACCTTCCTTTTCTCTCAAATCCATATACTCAAATTTTCTACTACCTACATCAAACCAAAAGTTTTTAGTGCTGAACCAATTATATCCATTATTTGGGTCTTTACACATTTTCACAAAGTTAGTAAGGTATTTGAAGAAAATATCTTTAGCTTGTTGGGAATTTGAAGCAACATTCACAATATCTATAGGAGAGCCTTTCCCTAATCCTAAGAACTTTTGTGGGTCAATGAGGCAACTTAGTTTATAACCTTGATATGTCATAGCTTTTGCAATAGTAGAATCTTTACCACTACCTTTACCCCACATTAAATCTGCTTCTTCATAATCTAAGTTAGTAAATTCAAATGGGCCTACACCACATATAATATTAACAGCTTCTTGTTGTTTAGGTGTTAAAGGTTCTGGTATCATCTTGTTAAAGAAATATTTTGTATCAACTGGTTCATATCTCCATATACCATTATATGGTTCAAAACCAATAGGAAACTCCTCAACAAATGTATTATCTATTTTTTCTGCTAATAATTTTTCATCTTTTGTTTGTGATATTTCTTCCAATCCCTTTGACAATTCATCAAAGAAATAATCTACTAAGTTATCGTGATTTGGTGGCGCAATTTTTCTTCCAGCCATTTAGAACCTCACAGGTGGTGATATAAAAACTGGTTTACCATTTATCTTATCTCTAAAGCCAATTTGAAATCCAGAACAATAAAAAGTTCCAATAAAAAATCTTGGGCTAAAAATTTTATAGCATTTATTACCAACATTAAAAGTTACAGCATCTGATAATTTAGCAGTAACTACTTTACCATCAATAGTAGTTACTTTACCTTTAGCTGTATTTATTACATCTAAAGCAATAAATAATTTTTTTGAAAATTTTTCCCAATTAATAGAACCATTAGATATTTCTAATTGAAAAATATTTTTAATATTTTTTAAAGATGTAGTATCCATTATTTGTATTCCTGCATAAGCTGTAGGATGAATCCAGTTTTAAATCTTTTAACAAAGTTAGCATAAGTGTCTGAGAAAAAAATATTTTTGCAAGATACTTGGATTCTTAGACATGAATGGCAGTAGTGATGAATTTCTTTTTCAGGATTTCTAATGATAGCAGTAAGTGCAGATGATTGGTCTAAAGGTTTCTTGCATTCTTTGCATTTCAATTCTAATGGTATTTCAAATTTTTTAATTTCAAGTTGGGTATCATCAGTTTTAGAAAATTCGGCTGGTATTGTCATATCAAACCCTTCTATGTTTGAAGTGATGTTTGAAATATAAGGCCACAGGATTGTGAAACGGTTCCCCTTATCTATCCCTTCCTTTATTCTTTTTCTTTCTCTTATCCTTACCTAAGAGAAGATATATCGTATACCTTTACTAACTGCATCACCTATGATAATCACAATGTATACAAAGATTGGTAATAGTAATATAATATAAAAACATTGAAAAAGAAAGGTAATCATGATATTTTATATTACTTATCTATTTACTTGTGATAAAATATTTATTATATTACTCTATAGGAGAGATAAATGGGCAAAAGTTTTAAGGACATAAAATCTATCACTATCATTCTTGATTTTAATAATCAGGTGTGGCGTAGTTTCCATGCTACTAAGAGAGACAACTTAACTAACATGGATGGAATAAATGTTGGATGCATAATTGGATTGTGTAAAATTTTAAGACATGCTATAAGTAAGTCAACAGAAAATAATTCAACACCATCTTTAGTTATTTGTGAGGATAGATACCCAAAAAGAAAACATGATTTATATAAAAAGTATCAATATGCATTTAAAGACTATGAAGGAGAAATTAAATACAAAGATAAAAGACATAGAGAAGGACTGACTTATAATCCAGTTGAAATATGTAGTCAATTTATGAAATGTATTCCACATACACATATTTATATGGAAGGTGAAGAAGCAGATGATGTAATGGCTTCTTATATTTGTAAACATCAAAATGATAAAATAATACTTTATTCATCTGATAAAGATATGTGGCAACTTTTAGGTAAATATAAAAGTCTTCAAATTAATTTAGGTTATGACCAAACTGTAAATATAGATTTGATGATAAAACATTTTCAGACTACAGATTATAATAAAATTGCTTTACATAAAATGATAAAAGGTGATAATGGAGATAATGTTAAATCAATTTTAAACTATCCATTCAAGAAAACTATACAAGCATATGATAAATGCAATGGAACCTTTGAAAGTTATTTATATTACTTATCTGAAATATACGGAGAGAATCATCCTGCATTTATTAAACTAATAGATAACATTCCACTATTAATCCTCAATTATCATTTAGTAGATTTAAAATTAAATCTGAAATATACATCTGAAATAATAGATAACACTGATATGAATCTATGGAATAAATTGTGCTTTACATTTGAAACTCCTTCCCTTTTAAATTCTCCATTGTTGAGAATATTCTAACTATTTAATAAAAATTATAGTATATTAAGTATAGGAGAAAGGAAAGGAGAAACTTATGATACAATTAAAACCTTTAGCTAAAAGAACCCATGTTAAAGTATTTGTTGAAACTACTAATGCAATTGGTGATACTCAGTACTATATTTCTGCTACAGGTTTCTCACCTATCTATATATGGGTAAGAACTGGTCAGGAATTAGTAGAGATTAAGAGATATGCTGAAGTATTTGCTGAAAAATTTAATGACATGTGTTCTATACTTTCACTTTAGGAGATTGTATGAGAAAATCATCTGATTCATTCTGGTGCCAAGAAAAGGTTAAAAAGGTATTCATGATAT